TGATGCAACATTTACAGAAACTTTTATATTTAAAGAACCTGAGGGTACAATTGTAAATGGTGCAGGAGCCGGTGGTAAAACGCAAGCTTTAATAGGTACGAATTTTGATGAAACATTAATAAATTTAAGATCAGCAATAGTTAACTCAGCTGATGGTACTAATCCTATTAAAGGTGCCTTAGCGAGCACATCAAACACATATTCAACTAGCTTAGTACTAAATGATGCCGATAATTCATTAACAATTGTTATGAATGCAAGTAACAATCAAAAAGGTGCTGCATCAAACTTGGATCAGACTGTTAAGGTATCAGAAGGTGTTAGATTTACTAATCCTGATGGACTAGATTTAGTTGGTAACTTTGGTGAAAAGACTGAAAACTTTACAGGTGGTGGTGGATCTGCTACTCCTGTTATTAGAGGCGTTTTAATGATGCCTCAAGGTGTTAAGCCTTCTTTAGACGTAGATTCTAACTTGGCATCTTTTGTAAGAGAAAGTGATATTTTAAGTGAAAATGCTCATCTAAGATCAACTGCTGAAGGTAAATCTTTTGGTAATACTCCAGGCACAAACCTGGCAGGATATCTTGTTGGTGAAGTTTCTTCTTCTCAAGGATTCACTTTATTCTTAAACGGATTTAGTAATGATTTACATCCTGCAATTATTAAATGCTCTTTTGATCCGGATGATGATTCTTATTTTGCAAAAGTTTTAAACACAGATCCAACAAAGATTGAAGAAAAAGGGCATTACTTATATGCACATTGGGATATTGATTCAAATGTCGCAGCTCCTTCTAATAGTGGTTTATTAAGAGATAGTGCACAACTAACTGGTGATTTCGCTGGTATGATTGGATTTGTAATGGCAGGTGCAGGCGACGGTGCTGGAAATTTGCCTGACTATGATAGTTTTGAGCAAAGATTCCAAACTGCAAAGACTCCGTGGATTGTTTCACAATTTACAAGTGTTAGTTCTAATACAGCAGCAAGACCAGCAACAGCAGCTGCAGGTGGTGCTAAAAAGCTATTTAGACTTTATTCATTAGATGATGGTGAAGTTGGTAATACGCAATTTAGATTGTTAATTAGTGACTTAAGATATAATGGTGCTAATGATTACGGTACATTTACTCTTTCTTTAGAGAAGTTTGACTCTGATCCTGTTAGAGGAGAGACTTTAATTTCTTGGAAGAAGGCAGATCTTAACCCTGACAGTCCTAACTTTATTGGACGTTTAATTGGTGATGAACATACATATTATGACTTTGATTTAGATTCTGATAAGCAAAGACTCAAAACTAAAGGTTCTTATGCACTTAAGAATAACTACGTAAGAATTGAGCTTTCTGATGAAGTCAAACAAGGACTTATTCCTCCTGACTCTTTGCCTGCTGGTTTCCAAGGACATTCTCATTTAAGAACTGCATTAAGCGGAAACTTCTTAGAGCAATTAACAATTAACAGTTCAGCTGCAAACAAAGTCCTAAAGACTTCTGCAAACACAGATTCAGGTGCTTTATTAGACGCACAAGCTTTACCTCTAGACTATGTAAAGAGCATTAGTAGAGTAATTGCAACATCAACTGAAGAAGCTGATTCAGATTTGGCTTGGGGTGTTAAGTTATCTGTAAGAGAAAACAAAGATTCTGATAAAAAAGAATTGGTTGAGCAAGTCTTAAATCATTCTGTTAAATCGTGGACTAAGTTCTTCCCAGAGCTAGGACAAAGTCATGCATTTGAAACTGATGGTGATGAAGCAGATAAATTCCAAAATTCTTTCTTCTCTCTTGAGAACATTGATTTAGGTTCTGGTAATTCTTGGAATGGTTCTAAATATGTTAGAAAACCTGCTGCAGCATCAAATAGATTTGTTACAATTTCTCAAGATGCTAAGGGTGGAAACGTTAAGTACTTAAAGTTCCGTTGTTTATTTCAAGGTGGCTTTGACGGTGTTAATATTTTTGATCAAGAAAAAGCAGAGTTAACAAGTGTAGCATCTGTACGTGAAGGTCAAGATGAGACAGGAGCAAAGAAGTTTACTGGTCCGACAATTATGTCATATCGAAGAGCAGTTGATGTTTTGGCAGATAAGTCTGCTGCAGAATTCCAACTTCTTTCAGTTCCGGGACAAAGAGCTTCACAAGTTACTGATTATGCAATTGATGCATGTGAAGATCGATTTGATGCTTTATTAGTAATGGATGTTATAGAGAAAACAGCAGAAACACATCATGTCGAATCATCTAGCGAAAAACCTCATGTTAGAAATACAATTTCTTCTTTTGAAGGTCGTTCATTGGATACATCATTTGCTGCAGCTTACTTCCCTGATGTTGTAATTAGAAGACCTTCGGATAGTGCACCGGTTATTATGCCACCTTCAGTTGGTATGATGGGTGTAATGAGTCGAAACGATTCAATTGCTGATCCATGGTTTGCTCCTGCTGGTTTAAGTCGTGGTCGTTTAGGTGCAATTGATGCGCAAGTTCAAATGAATCGTGATCTTTTAGATGAGTTATATGATGCAGATATTAATCCAATTTATGTTCCAGCTGGACGTAGTGGAGAGGTTTATGCATTTGGTCAAAAGACTTTATTACAAGATGCATCTGCTTTGGATCGTATTAACGTAAGACGTTTATTAATTGACATTCGTCGTAAAGTTAAAAAAGTTGGAGAAGAGCTTTTATTTGAGCCGAATAGAGCATCAACACTCACTAAATTCTCTGCACTGGTTGAGCCTATTATGGCAAACGTGCAACAAAGAAGAGGTGTTGAAAGATATAAGGTTCAAATCGATACAACAACAACTACTCAAAACGACGTCGAAAACAATACCATTCGTGGTAAGATTTACTTGCAACCTACAAAGAGCGTAGAATTTATTTCTTTAGACTTTGTTGTGGCAAATAACATACAATAAGAATTTTAATGATATATATAAACAAAGAATTTAGGAGTTTTAAAAATGGCTGAGACACTATCAGTAACGGAGATGATACCTAATAAGTTTGAACCAAAGAGAAAAAATCGTTGGGTCTTTGCTATTGAGGGTATCGATGCTTTTCTTATGAAGACCGCGAGTCGTCCTTCATATTCTACAAACGAGACACAAGTACCTTTTATTAACAGCACACGTTATCTTGCTGGTAAGACAACTTTTGAGACTATGTCTGTAACATTACATGATCCAATTGCACCTTCAGGTTCACAACAAGTTATGGAGTGGATCCGGACACATTATGAATCTGTAAGTGGTCGTGCTGGATACGCAGATTTCTACAAAAGAGATTGCCAGCTTAAATTATTAGATCCTGTTGGAACTGTTGTTGAGTTATGGGACATTAAAGGTGCTTTCTTAACAAGTGCAAACTTTGGTGATCTTTCTTATGACGGTGATGACATGACTGAGATTTCTCTAACTATTCGTTTTGATAACTGCGTATTACAATACTAAGATCAGTTTCATAACTAAGAAACGTTGCTCATAATAAAGAGCATTCTGTTTATTCAGGGTGCTCTTTTTTGCTGTCTGTAAAAAGATTTTAACTTGCATGTATATTTTATCAATAATTAATAGTTATCAAAAACAACAAAATTCTGGTAACTCATAATTAATTACGTATTTAAACGATTGCAGGAATAAAATGCTAGACACAAATTTTATCGATATAAGTCTTGGGAACGCAAAAGAAGATGACTCACAAGTTGTTGAACAAAGCTTGATTGCAACAACAGCAAACATTATAGGCACAGCTTATAAAGGTCCTGCTTTTGTTCCACAAAAAATATTTGCCGGTCAAACTATAGGTGATGCCCAAGTCTATAATACATTAGAAAACACACTAGGCACAGCAAGACAGAATCAATATGCTCACCTTTTCGACAACTATACTTGTCATGCTGATAGTATGGCTTATGATGCTGCTTCTTTATGGTTGAACAATGGAGGCATTTACTCTTCTTTTACAAGAGTCTTAGGCATAGGCACAGGTACTATAGATTCAAATACGGGCAAAATGTCAGGCAGCGGCTTTAATGCTGCAAATGATATTTCTAGCGGCACTCTTACACATCAAAGAGGCCCTAATCTAAATGCTGTTGCAAACGGAAAGCCTGGAAACGTTACATTTTTACTAAAAACTTTTGAAGAAAAAGATTCTACAACGTTTAACTACATAGATGAATTAGGAATATCTACATCAGATAATAGGAAGCCTCATTTTATAACAGACGTTGTGTTATTTGCAAGTGGAGTTCTTCCAAGTCTAACAACAGGATCAGTAGGGAACATTACGTACTCTACAGGCTCTTCTGATTACAGCAATCAGGTAAAATCAATAGTAACAATAAAAAGCAATAATAATAACATTTTAATCAAAGGCCATAATCCTTATATTGAAAATTCAGGTTCATTAAATTTTCCAGAAACAAAAG